GAAGACGGCGCTGACAAAGCTCCTGCCGGACGTGAGCAAGGCGCTGATGTTGGACTATGACACCATCATCGTGGACGACATCTCTGCGCTGTGGAACACGGATCTGGAAGGCTGCTACTGGGCAGGAGTGCCGGACAAGGGCGCGCACCGGAGGCCGGAGAAACCAAAGTATTTCAACGCTGGCGTCGTGCTGATGGACTACGACCTGATCCGCGACAACGGCATCGACGACATGATGATCGAGGATCTGAACAAGGTCCACTCTCCCTATATCGACCAGGACGTGCTGAACAAGTTCTGCACGGGCCGCGTCAAGGAAATTCCGGTCCGGTACAACGAGAGCTGCGTGACCGGCAGGACGGAGGACCCGGCTATTGTCCACTACGTCGGGGTCCACAAGGCCAGAGGCGGCATCAACGAGGAGCGGCGGCACTTCTATGAGGAGGCCAAGGCGACGCCCTGGGAGGAAGTGGCGAAGGTCCGGATGGGCCGCTACGGCAAAAATCTCACTCTACCACAGTAAGGGATATTCGCGGGCAACCGCAGGCAATATCGGCGGCAGAGAAGTCGCCTTACAAAAATCGCACTACGGGAGAGAGAACTTCCTTACCAAACGCAAAAAATACGTCAGAGAAGACGGAAAAACGCAAAGGAGAAAAACACCATGGCAGAACTTGACACCACTGTGACCACCGAAACCGAAGCAACCGGAACGGAAACGACGGCAACGGAAGCGGAAACCGAAGTCGATAACAAGGCGGCAGAGAGTGCGGAGATTGCGCGGCTGAAAGCGGAGATGGCAAAGCAGAAGGCCGCACTGGACAAGGCGACGAAAGAAGCCAGCGAGTCCAAGAAAGCGCTCCGGGCGAAACAGACCGCTGAGGAAGCGGCTGCGGAAGAAGCGAAGGCCCAGCAGGACGCCATGCGTCAGGAGCTTGAAACCCTCCGGAAAGAACGCACGGTGGCTGCGACAACGGCAAAAGTGATTCCGCTGGTCGGAAACAACGAAGCCGCAGGGAAGATCGCGTCTTACCTCTACGGTGCGGAAGACGCGGAAGCGGCGCTTGACGAGCTTCAGAGGGCATGGACCGCAAAGGAAAAGGCGCTGAAGCTGGAATATAGCAAGATTCCTGCACCGGCAGCGGGAGGTTCAACCGGACCGACCGTGACGAGGGAGCAGCTTGACGCGATGAAGTACACGGAGCGTGCCAAGTTTGCCTCAGAACACCCCGACGAGTACGCAAAACTCATGGGGAGGACATAACGAAATAAGAAAGGATGAATAATCATGGCACAGGTAAGTACAACTGACGGAACCTATCTTTCCAATCTGTTCAACCCCCAGGTTGTGGCAGACCTCATTGACACGAAGCTCATTGACAACATTGTCTTTGCGCCTCTGGCAATGGTCGACAGCACCCTTGAAGGACGTGCGGGCAACACCGTGACGCTGCCTTATTACAGCTACATCGGTCGTGCCAGCCAGGTCTCTGAGGGCTATGACATCGACATCAAGCAGCTCACCCAGCACACCACTGCGGTGACCATCGTGAAGTACGGTATCGCCACCCAGCTCACCGACGAGGCCGTGTTGTCGGGCTACGGCGATCCGATCGGCGAGTCCGCCAAGCAGATCACCCTGTCCATCGCGGACGCGATTGACAACGCCCTGCTGGCCGCTCTGGCCGCCAACACCGCCACCGCGCAGAACTATGCGACTTCCGATTCCACCACGGCTCTGGCCGCTGCGGATATCCCCGAAGCGCTGGCCCTGTTCGGTGAGCAGATCGACGACACCAAGGCCCTGCTCGTTCCTCCCGCCTTCTACGCGAAGCTGGTCGGGTCCAACTGGATTCCCGCTTCCGAGATCGCGGCGAACGTGAAGATTCGCGGCGCTGTGGGCATGGCCTACGGATGCCAGGTCATCGTGTCGAACCGCCTGACCGCAAGCGGCAACCTGTACATCGTGAAACCGGGCGCTCTCGCCCTGTTCATGAAGCGCGACACCTTTGTGGAGACCGACCGCGACGTTCTGAACCAGAGCACCGTGATCGTCGGCTCAAAGATGTGCGCCCCGTACCTGCTTGATCCCACCAAGATGATCAAGATGTCGGTCGGCGAATAATCGGAGGACGACACAATGGGTATGATGCTTCACAGACACTTTGAAGCGGAAAGGGCGGATGAGCGTGAAGCATCTGCCCCTTCCGAAACCGCTGAGAAGACCGAGGTCGTGACGGAGGAAACTCCGAAACGCCGGACCCGGAAATCGAAACCGGCTGAATAAAGCCGAGAAGGGAGCGATAGGATATGACGATTCTTGAGAGATTGAAAATGAGGACTGGCGAGACCAACGAGACTCTGCTGAACGACCTGATTGAGACCGCAAAGAATGCGATTCTGTCCTATCGCTTTCCTTACGGCGATTGGCCGAAGGACGATCAGGGGAACACCTATGTGGAAGACCGGTATATCGACCTTCAGTTCCGGATGGCGATGGATCTTTACAACAAGATCGGCGCTGAAGGACAGACGAGATCCGTCGAAAACGGGATTACCCGCGAGTATGACGCATCCTGGATTTCCAAACAGCTCTACCAAGAGATCACACCGTACTGCGGGGTGTTGCTATGAGAGGGCTGAAAAGGAACCAGCAGTCTTTCTGGTACGCGCTGTATTCCGGAGAGACAGAGCAGACGGACGGTGAGGGGAACTATACCGGTGAGATCGGACCGGGCTATGCAGTGCCGGTGCAGATGGACGCGAACATCTCCGCGTCACGCGGAAACGCCGAGACGGATCTGTTCGGTGTGGACGTTCAGTACAGCAAGGTCATTTCAACCTGCGACATGAACTGTCCGATTACCGAGGAAAGCGCGATCTGGATTGGCCGGAATCCGGAAGACGCAGATAAGAATCCAGTCCCGCACAACTATGTTGTGGCAAGAATAGCCAGAAGCTTGAACAGTATTCTGATTGCCGTGCAGGAAGTAAAGATCACGGGTGCCGGGGTAACGCCTGAGCCAGAGCCTGGTCCTGAACCAGATCCGGACCCCGATCCTGATCCAGATCCTGATCCAGATCCGGGACCGGACGACGGAGAGGGATAAGCCATGGGTACGCATCGAATTGAGATCGATCCGTTTGATCGGAGAAGCATTGACCGGGCGCTGAAGATGGTTGAGAAAATTCAGAAAGACTTCAGTGTGAAACTTGCTGAGTTTTTGAAAGAAATCGCAGAACTCGGAGCGGATGCGGCAAGGGAAGAATACGGTGGTCATGTCCGGGTGGAGGCCCGTCAGGTCGGTCAGGACGAATGGGTGATTGAGGCAAATCATGAAGCCATCGTTTTCTTTGAATTCGGCGCTGGTGCAGCAACAGACAGCGATGCACGGTATGCGAAGGAAATGCCGTTTCGTGTAGAACGGGGTTCTTACTCCGATGAAAACGAGGGCATGTATCAGGCAACTGACTATCGGTTTTGGATGTTCGGCGGTCGTGAGTACACGGAAATCAAGCAACGGCCAGGTATGCAGAAAGCCTACGACGCCATCATGAGTCAGTGGCAAGAAGTGGCAAGGAGGGTGTTCGGATGAAATACAGCAAAAACGCGGTGTATACCAGCGTCCGAAACGCAGTCAAGACGGTCTATTCGGAAGCGTATGTGACCGGAACGATTGCGGCAGTACCCGCCAAGTCTCCTGCTGTCATGATGCAGGAAATCGGAAATTTCCACAACTCCGAGGCGGTTACGCTCGGTGGTTCTCAGGGCGTGTGGACCAGCACCTTTGAGGCGCAGGTCTTCAGTAACAAAGCCAAAACAGGCATGACGGAGTGCGACACCATCATGGATACGGTGGTCAGCGCGTTTGTCAGCCTTGGCTATATCCTGACGGCAATGAATATCGTCGAGGATGGAAAAGATGGAAAAAACCGGCTGACTGCCCGTTTTCGCCGCATATGCGGTGATGGCGAGGCAATGCCGACATCGTAAGGAGGGCATCAAATGATTTGTCCTTATTGTCGCAAAGACACCATGGGCGAAGCGATTTGCCCGCATTGCAAGGCGGCTCTTCCTGTCGAAGTGAAAGCAGAGGCACAGAAAGCCGAAGGAGAAGCTAAGAATACCAAAAAGAAAGGATGATTGACATATGGCAGGAGAAATCTCTACTGCTGGAATCAGCATCAAGTATGCTGTCGAAGCCACGGCCCATGTGCGGCCTACCACGGGCTATTCTGCCAAGGCAAGCGGCGCGACGCAGAATATCAACGAGTTCGTAACCGGCATCAACGGCCTCGGCGCTGAATGGGAGCAGTACGATGTTACGCCGCTTTCCGCGACCAAGCGTCACAGCTTCGTAAAGGGCCTCATGGCGAACGACGGCAACATTTCGCTGAACGCGAATGTGAACCCGACTTCCCGTGCTGACTGGGCCTTGATCGTTGCAGCGTTTGCGGCTGCGTCCGCAAGCAGCCTTGGTATGTGGTTTGAAATCACGATGCCTGGTGATACGCAGAGCGTTTTCTTCCGTGGTGAACCCTGCGAAATGGGCTTCCCGGATGTCGAGTCTGCGCAGGCTTGCCAGGGTGCTATCCAGATCATCGAGAATGACTGGACAGGCTGGGCAAACAAGTCGACCTGATAGCGTGAAAGACGCAAAAAGGGGCGGCGGAATTTAATGCCGTCGTCCCTTTCATTGTAATCTGATGAAAAGTCTGAAGGAGGCTAAAGACTAAAATGGCAAAGAAAAACGAAAAAACTCGTATTGAGTTTGACTTTGAAGGCAAACACTACACTCTGGAATATACCGCTGCGACCATCAAAAAGATGGAAGAGCAGGGTCTTTCGCTGATGAACTTCGGCAATAAGATCTGCACTGATACGGAACTTCTTTTCTACGGCGCGTTTCTTGAGCATCATCCGACTATTTCAAAATCAAAGGTCAAAACAATCTACAAAGAGCTTTCCAAGACGGCAGAAGACGAGGAACCGATTCTGGACGACGACGGAAACGAAGTGGACGGCCTGACCGCGATCCTCGGTGAAATGCTGACGGAAGCCCTTGAAGAGATGATGAATCGTGGGGGAAACGTGAGCTGGAAGGTTACCCGGTAACAGAGGGGGAACCTTCCGACAACAATTCTCCTACTCCTGTCGGTGACATTCTTGACAGCCTGTGTCCGTACTTCATGGCAATGGGTATGAGCTACGCGGAATTCTGGCACGGAGACTATACACAGTGGAAGTTTTGGGAAGAAGAACATCTGTTACGCAAGGAGAGAGAAAACGAGAAATTGTGGCTTCAGGGCGCATATTTCTATGTTGCATTTTCCACTGCGCTATCAAATGCTTTTCTTGAAAAAGGACAGACACCGCATAGTTATCCGGAAGAGCCGTGGCGGATCACGCCTATGACGGAAGAAGAGAAACTGAAGAAGGAAGAGGCGGACAAGAAAAAGATGGTTGAAGAGTTCCGTGCTGCTCTAAACGCAATGGGATCTCGATTTACAGCAAAACATGAGCGTGAACGGGCAATGGAACATGCACAGGAGAAATAAGCAGGAGAGGTGATAAAAATGGCGGCTACAACCGTTGAAAACCTCGAATTTCATATCAAGAAAACCGGCATGAGCAGCGAAGGTGCGCGGGTCATCCGTGACTATGCCGAAGCACTGAAAGCCTTGAAAGACGCCGGTGTGAACAAAAACCCTATTTCAAGCGGCATTGCGACAAGTCTCGGAGCAATCGCCAAAGCCATGAGTGGTGTCGATTCAAAAACTATCAGTATGCTCCGGCAGCTTTCCTCTGCAATGAAAACGCTGGACGGAATCGGCAGTATCAAAATTGATTCCAAGCTTGCCGGTTCCATCAATGACATTGCGGCTGCTGTTTCTGATCTGAAAGATGAATACATCAATCGGATTGAGCGGTTCGGCAATGCCATGCAGCATATGAGGGGAATCAGCACCAAAGGATATGATACACTGCCCGCATCCATTCTGAATATTGCGGCGGCTGTGGACAAGATTTCTGACGAGTCTCTTCTGCGGCTGCACAAACTGACGCTTGCTCTTGGAAGACTGCGTGGCATCGACCTGCGGGGAATCGGAACCATTATGACCGAATCGCGGAGAGCTGCGTTGGATGCGGCAAAGCAGGCAAAGAAGGACACACAGACCGAAGAGGCACAGCAGACAGGCAGCGGTGAGACAGGTTCCAAAAGAACGTG